CTCCGATGTTGAATGTTTCAATAATGTCTTCTGTAAGCACACCAGTTTGCCAGTTTTCGATTGCATCTTCAATATAATAATTACTGTGTGCAGAGTAATCAATAGTACCAATTAGTTCATCATTTTTATAAAAACTAACTTGAGATCCATTTCTAATTGAAGTTTTCATTTTAGTTGCCTTCTCTAGGATTAATTAAAGGACCGTCTGGAACGGGGATTTTACCATAAGTGGTATAGTGATTAATAAGATACATACAAGTATCAAATGTAAATGAGTCTGCCCAATCTTTGCCTTTTTCAACTAAAATAGAGCGTGCTCGCTTTTCTGCGCCGTTCCACCAATAATTTGCATCATTAGGCGGAAAAGTACCATGCGGAACTTCAAAAGCAGTTTCTAGATCGCTAAAGAATTCAGCTAACACAATTGCTGAAAATGCATGTAAACCTACAGCACGCCAGAACTGTTTATCGATATCGCCGGGAAAAAGATGATAACAAAATGGAGCAGAGTATGCTACATCAATTATAGCATTTACACTTGCTTGGTTTGCAACCATATGACCAGCTTCGGTTAAAAGATACATATCCATAATAGGAATACTAGGATCTTTCTCAGCATTTGCTAAGACAGGCATACACAATGCAATTAAACCTAGAAATAGTTTTTTCATTTTACCAACACCAACTAACAATTGAGTGCCTTTCGCCGTTTGTTACTTCTTCAACTTTATGTGGAAACATAAAGTTACTAGGAAATATTAACATATCTCCAGCTCCAAAGTCAATCTTTTTATTTCTTAGAATAAACTCACCGCCTCTAAAATCATCATTTAATAGTATTAACACACTTAAGATCGGTATACCTTTTTTGTTACCGTCAAATATACTGTGAATATGATCGACATGTTCGGCCATTTGCTTGCCTACTGTATATTTGTTAAATCTTATCGGGGTACAATGATTTACCGCTTTCTTTACATTAGACACTGTGTTAAGATACTCATTGGCTGTTTTCATTATTAAGGCATTAACAAATTTATGATCGGAATGGTTTGTGAAAGCTATTGCAAGTTCTTTTGATCCTGATAGTTTTACAGGATTCTTACCTTCGCTATCTAAAAATTTATGATCTTCATAATCATAGCTTGCACTATCACTTAGTAGTTTGCTGCATACCTTTTTATGCAAAACATTCTTATAGACTTTTACATAATCTAAAACTTTTTCCATACTCACATACACAAGTCATCATAAAGCAAAGCATACTTTCTATGCTTACTTGTATCACCAGAAAAGACTTTCCAAAAAATTCTAAACATTACGTTTCCTTATTTGATTAAAAAAGGGCAAGCTCTCACTTACCCTTTAAATATACACTATTTAGTGCAGTAAGTCAACTATTAAAGTTGATCAAGTGCGTCGTACATAGCATCTTGTTCTGCGTCACCGCCTGGAATAAGGCCGTCACTTACAAGTGGACCATCCGGGGCAGCTTGGAATACAAACTCTTCAGCGTATTCAGCAATACCTTCTACTACACCAATATGATTAGTTTTGACGTAGAAGAACAGTGAACGAGATACCGGATAGTCCGCAGAAGCAATGTTTTCAAAGGTTGGTTCGAAACCGTTAACTACTGCGCCTTTAACACGGTCTTGGTTGTTCTGCAGGAAGGAGAATCCAAAAATTCCTACTGCATTTACATCGTTGTCAAGTTGGTCAATAATAAGACTATCATTTTCACCAGACTCAACATATGCGCCATCTTCGCGGATCTCGATAGACTTATAAGTTGCCTTATCGAAGCCCATGTCCTTAAATGCTTTGTGAATTACTAATTCTTCAAAAGCATCACGAGTACCGGAAGAAGTTGGAGGGCCGAGCACGTAAATCGGAGTGTTCGGAAGAGCTGCGTCAACATCGGACCATGTTTCAGCAGTGTTTTCTACTAGGTTACCATTTGCGTCTGGAACTTGTGCTGCTACTGCTAGAGCAATTTGCTCTACAGTTACATCAAAGTCTACACCAGCAAGACTATTAGCCATAACAATACCGTCATATCCTACCATGAACTCAACAAAGTCTACACCGTTATCAGCACAAGTTTCTGCTTCGGAAGACTTCATCGCACGAGATGCGTTAGTAACGTCAGGAGTGTTAAGACCAGTACCAGCACAGAACAGCTTCATGCCGCCGCCGGAGCCAGTAGACTCAATAACAGGAGTATTGAAGTCAGAGTTTTCACCAAACGATTCTGCTACAGCAGAAGCAAATGGGTATACAGTAGAAGAGCCAACAATTGAAATAGTGCTAGCTCGGTTAGCGTGTGCAACACCTGCGGCGATTAAACTCACAAGCGCTACAACGCTAGTAATAAATGCTCTCATTTTTTTCTCCTTTAAAAGAACATTAAGTAAACAGGCCGTGTATAGCAATTACGATACCCACGCTTGCTGCGAGACCAATCATCATTTTGAAGAAGTCTTTACCGACCAATGGGAACACTGAACGGAATTTACGCTTTTGCGTAAATGTAGCAATCGCAAGTTCGCGACCTGTCAGAAGACCAATAAACACCCAAGTAGTGCTCATTGGAATATCGTTCAATTCTTTGAAGAACCAAAGAATTATAAAATAGAATAAGTCAATGATAGTAGCAGAACGTACATAACGAGTATTATGTTTTTCTAACACAACAGTCTGTATTTTACCGCCACGCTCTCTAAACATCCAAAATAATCCGCCTACAAAAATGACAGAAATTGCGACCATCATTTCTACAGGTATTTCCCTAGGTAAGAACACAGCAATGTTTGCCATATCATGACTCAACCATGTATACCATAAAAAGCCTGTAGTAATCCATTGAGCAACTACCCAGTACTTTCTGTGTTCTGGTTTAACAGGGTTTGATTCATCTAGTAATTTACTAATAATAAACCAAATACCGTAAGCTGACACAGCAGCAATTGCATAACCCATAATTGATTTCATTAGCATCTTTTCCAACACAAAGGTTGAAGCAAAAGCTGACAATACTAAGAATGATGTAGATACCGGAACACCGAGTCTAGTCAGTACAAGTAGTACTGCTGGAGCTAGTGCGTGATACCATTGTATTTCCTGAAAAGGAATTTTGTTTAGACGACCATAGGAGATATCGCCGCCGTTAACATACCATCCATACCAGATAGTAAAAAGGAGCACTGCTGAAGCAGCACCCCACATAATATACCGATTTGTTTTTTCGTTTGAAGCAATCCATGTACCGAGAGTCTGAACAGAATCATTGGCAATCACAGAATAAGATGCTAGTAGGAAACCCACTACCATCCATATAGATAAGTAGTCCATTTTTTTACCTTTCGTTTGCAGGCTTTACCCCTGCGCTTACTAATTGGTTATGCAAATCTATTTAGTAATAGATATAAAATAAGGCGTAAAAACGCCTTACATTAGAACCAAAATTTTTCTGCCTTTTTTATCTTCCTCAAAACGACCATAATAACCTAAGTTATCTTTATCGTCCATTTGATCAAGAGACTCTAGCAGCATTTTCTTTCTCAGTCGGGCTGGTACATTTACAGCAGCATTAAGACTCACTTTACCATAGACCATATCTGCATTCTTAACCAGTTTTTTAAATTCTTTTAAACTGTATCTATTCATGTTACTGGTTTATTCTCTCCGCCTACTGTGGTTACCTTGGTAACATTTGCATAACGAAAGCTACGCCATGCAGATTGATTTGTATCCCAAACTACAAGAGTATCACCTTCACGTTCTTCTGTGAGTTTTTCAACAACGTCTTCGGGCAGTCGAGTTTTGTCAAGTGTGCAGTTCATTACACGTTCGTCACCATTAATCTTGTTAAAAGTTACGATCAATTCATTGTGGCGCAAAAAGGTTAATAGTGATTGTTTAGTTGGTATTGTCATTAAAAAGGTACTCCCAATATTTTTCAAAAATTGCATAGGTGCAAACTGCATTTACAACTACACCTACTAAACCCATAAGCAAGAAAAGCAAAGGTGTAACAACAAATAAACTTAGTAATGCAACAATGCCTAGTTGTTTTCTAATACTCATTTTGCTTTTTCAATCCTTGTGGAAATCTTTACTCCGTCTTCAAAATGAGTTGCATTAACAACA